CAAATAAAGAAGTAGCAGATGAAAGAGGTTACTTTTGGGCAGTTACAGAAGCAAAAATAGTAGAGGGTTCGGCAGTTGTAAAAGGGTCGAACTATGCTACGCCAACAATATCAATCGAAGCCGTTAAAGACACTCCGATTATTACCGAGCCGTTGAAAGACACTCAAAAAGAAGAGCAACAAATAAAAGAATTATTAAACAAATTTAAAAAGTAAAATGGAAGATTTAATTAAAGAATTAGGCACTAAAATAGATGCTTTTAAAGAAACAAGTGTAAGCAAAGAAGATTTGGCTACACTAAAACAAGAGTTTGAAACTCTTAAATCACAAGGAGCTGATGTAACAGCTTTGAAAGGACAAATCGATGAATTAGCGTTGACTTTAAAAGATGTGCAAGAAAAAGGCAACGCAAATCAAGAAAGTTTCTTAGAAATTGTAAAAGCAAATAGAGAAAAAATCAACGCTTCTACAAAAGAAAAAGGAACAGGAAAAGAATGCGAAATAGTTGTAAAAGCTGATACAGTTAGAGCAAGTATTGCCAACAATGGTGCTGCATTACAATTAGGAATGAACACATTACTAGCAACAAGAAAGTTAGTAGTTTATGATTTATTTCAAAAAATCCCAGTTCCTAAAAACGCTAATGGTGTAATTCGTTACGTTGATTGGGATAGTGCAACTATTGTTAGAGCAGCAGCTGCTATTGCAGAGGGTGGTGTTTTTCCAGAAGATACAGCGAAATGGGTAACAAACACTTTAACAATTCAAAAAGTAGGTACTGCTATTCCAATTTCGGAAGAGTTTGCTTATGATGATGAAATGTATGTAGCGGAGGTTGCTAACTTCATTGAAAATGATGTTAACATTAAAGTTGATACAGATTTGATTACTGGTAACGGAACAGCACCAAACATTGCTGGTTTAAATTCACAATGTACAACTTATACAGCGGCTGCTTCTGGTATTGCTGATGCTTCAATCTATGATTTGATTGTAGATATGAAACGTTCTATAACTGCTACTGGTGGTTCTAAATTTAGCCCTGACTTTGCATTGATGAACGTAGTTGACATCAACAAAATGCTTTTGAAAAAAGATGTTAATCGTCAATATGTAGCTCCGCCATTTGCATCAAGTAGCAATGGAACTAGTGAGTTTACAGTAGCTGGAGTTAGAATTATCGAGTGTAACGCTGTAACAGCAAACACTATGATAGTAGGTTGTAGCGCATTTGCTAAAATTTACGAAGAGCCGGGCATTGTTGTAGCTACTGGGTATGATGGTGCAGACTGGTCAAGTGATTTGATGACAATGAAAGCGAGACGTAGAATGAACTTATTAGTTAGAGTTCAAGATAGAGTAGGTTTCGCTAGAGTTGCTTCAATTTCAGCTGCTTTAACTACATTAGCTACATAGTATGATTGAGATTGAGTTTACAGAAGATTTTGCAACTAAAAAGAAAGGCGAAAAATGGGAATGCGACTCAATACTTGCATCGCACTTAGTTCACTTTGATAAAGTTGCAAAATACACAAAAGAGGTAAAAGAAGTTAAAACCAAGAAATAATGCCACAAATAGTAACAAAGACATATTTTCAGAAAGCAAACGAGTTGTATATTCCGTTATCGGTTACAGCACCAGTTAGCAATGCTTCAATGCAAAGTCCTAGTAACGTAAGTTATTTAGATAATCTTTGCATTAAGTTGGAAAAGTCTATTTTACTAAATGCATTAGGTTTGACTGCTTATAATGAACTCCAAACGGCATTAGCGGATATAAACAATCCGCTAAATGCCAAATGGAAATCTTTAGTACAGGGGGAAAATTACGATGGTAAAGTTTGGGAAGGTTTAAGTAATGATTATTCATTAATAGCTTACCGAATTTACGAGGAGTTTGTAACCGATACTAACGATAGACTTTCAGCAATAGGAACAACGCAAGTAAATCCACAAAATGCAAGTTTAGTTATTCCCAACTATAAAATAGCAAATGCAAATAATAACTTTATACAAAAGTATCAAGGCGGTTATTTAGAATATCCATTTATTTATAACGATGGTAATTTTATCGATTGGTTTGGTAATCAGGAAAATGTAGAAGTTAGTTTGTATCAATATTTATTAGACAAAAAGAATGACTTTTCGAGTATAAATTTAGAGAAGTTTAGGGTTTATGATACAAAAAACTCCTTTGGAATATGATAATCTTTGAAGAACAGTTAGGTAGATTAATAGCACTTTTGCCAACGTTTACGGATGCAAACAGCAATACATTTACTGTAAAGTATGGATGGGGCGATATAAATGAGTTAAACAAGTATATGTTTATTAATTCAACTCAAATTTACCCTTTGATATGGTTAACTGCTGGAGAAGATACTCACGATTTGAATGAGCCAAATGTAAAAAGGAATGCAAGTATAGTTATTGCGACTAAATCTTTGATGCAAGATGAACTTAATCCATTTCAATACAACAACGATTTTAAGATTATTTTGCAACCCATATTAAACAATTTAATAACAGCTTTACAACGTTCTGGAATATCAATTTTAAAAGTTGATACTATCAAAACTAATAGGGTTGTTAATTATGGAGTTGAGTTTAGAAACGCAAACGAAATAAAAACATTAGACATTTGGAATGCAATAATTTTCGATGCTGAAATAACGTTTACAAGTACGACAACTTGTTTAAATAAAATTATTTTTTAACAATTAAATAAAAAAAGATGCCAACATTAACAGGTACTAATTGTACAATAAGCCGATTAAATATCGGAATGGATGACTGCCAAGTAATCGAGGGGTTGCTAAATGGCTTTTATCGTGTAAAAAAAGGTTACGCAATAGATTTATCTACAGTAACTATAAACAAAGCGTGGATTGATGACCAAATTCAATTAGGTTTGATTGAGCCGTTTGTAGGTGTTTTCGATGCTATTGCAGAAACTCCAGATGCGACTACCGAAGAAAGTCAGTCAGGAATTATGTCAGTAGTTCGTCAAGGAAAACCAACTATTACTGCAACTTTCAAAAAAGGAAAAGCATTTCAAAAAGCAGCGTTTTCAAGTAACTCACAAGATGGCTACGATTACTTCCTAATTTACGAAAGTAATGTTATGGAAGGAGTTTTAACTGGAAATACTTTAAAAGGTTTTGATGGTGGAATGTTCAATACAAATGGCTACAATATGAACAACGGAACAAACTCCGCAAGTTCAGTAGTTAAATTTCAATTAACAAATCCTTATGAGTTTAACGTACAATGTACATTTATTGCAGACTTAGATTTCAATTTAAGCACTGGGGTAAATGGTATAATTGATACTGTTTTAACAGGTCGTGCCGATGTTTCAGATAACAAAATTTACGTTAAACCAACTTGGTTGCATAACGCTCAAGAAGTTGTAGAAGGAATGGCATTAGCTAATTTTAGAGCTACATTGAACGGAACTGTAAACGTATTGACAGGAACTGCGGTTTTCAACTCTGTAACTGGTGAGTATGCTTTAACTCCAACTACTGCGGTTGCATTAGGTCAAAGTTGGGTAGTACAACTATACAGCTCAACACTAAGTACAGAGGTTGCAAAAGTAGGTACTAAGTTTTACAAAGGAACTACAACTGCTATCACGCCAGTAGCTTAATCG